CTGTTCGTGCTGTATTATTACAACCATTTACGTATTATTATAATGTTATCAAAGACTTACGAGGTTAACTCTGTTAACTCCGTCACTGCACAGCATCTGCACAGCATCTGTTCAGTAGAACGGTCACCGATTAGGGGACGAAAAAAAAGCCCACTCCGAAGAGTGAGCCTTTTTAAAACAGCGTGAAATTATTTGCTAGATTTTTTCACTAACTCTTCGAACGCTGTAGGATTTTGTTGCAACCATGATAAGGCTACAATTTGTGGCGCGTCCATTTTACCAACCCATTTTTTAAGTGCATTTTTCATTTGGGTTAACGCTTTCCCATCCGTTCTTTTCTGCTCGAGGTCTGAAACTTTCGAGCGTCTAATATTTTCTTTTTGAAATTGACCAGCTTTCGTATAATCTTTTATCGCGGTAGCATCCAACTCGGCGAGTATTAATTCATCATCGGTTAATGATTCGAGCTCGGCTTTAACTTTTGCATTAGACACCGCTTGTTTGCTCGGCGCTTTCGGTTGGATAAAATCTCTATCCGATTTCAGGAACTTTGCAAAATCCTCCCATCCACGTTTAGCATAGCTGTCAGCGTACCCTCCATTTTGTTTTAGCTGTAAGTCTTGAATCACTTTCGCGCGTACATTTTTCCAATCTTCATAACCGCAAGTGTTAGTACCCTCCGCGTCCAACTCCGATTGAAATTTGTCCGCCATGTTACTTAAAGCCTGATAACTATTTTTCTCAAAGTTCGACTGCGCCGTTATCATTCCATTAATGCCCTCTGTCAAAATGCCCGCGGTACGTAATGCTTGAACGCTTGCTTTCACTATTAAGTTCTTTGCTGTTTTCTTATCCATGGTATCTAATCTCCGTTATAACTAAAGCGGTTAATTCCGATTCAGTAAGTACATTATCTCATTTTAAGTGGACAGTGTCCATCGGTTGTGTACCTTGTCATGAGTACACTTTGCGACCACCATAACGCAAAGTGTACCGCTCGAATCCCTCTCGTATCACGGAGTTCGAGAGGTGTCGCCCTGTAACGCAGTGACAGTGCGGGTTACAGCCCATCAACTTATCCGAGTACTCATGACCGTAGCACACTTTGTGTACATTGTCAAGTTTTGTGAAAGCCAGTGGTAGCAAGGGGTACCGCCCCCCCACCCACACGCTCGCGATATGGGACTCCGCAGCTGTTCTAACAGTGAGCTTTGTACAAATAATATGTATTTTCTGGGGAATGCCTATAGACAGTGTCAAGAAAGCACCCCGCCCCAAAAAGAAAAGGCCTTTGAAAAAAATTTCTATATAAAAAATTTGAAAACGATAATGATTCTCACTACCACATGAATTTAAAAAACACCGTAAAATACTTTTATGCACAACATATCTATATACATAATGGTTTTTCTTTTGTTATTTGCTTACTGTCTTTCTTTAATAAGTTAGAATAAATACTTGTATTATTTAAGCAATTAATATATATTTGTAGAACTAACGCAGACACTGCGCAACTAATGGAGCACAAAATGCCCCTAACAGTTATACCGGAACACGATACTCCGTTGCCCGATGACTTCGAAGAAGAGAAGCCAACGACGTTTAACAAAAAAGTTAAAGTAGCAGCTGCAACCGCTAAAGTATTAATGGAAGCAGGTGCAGAGATTCCAACAAGCACTCAAGAAAAGGTTGATGCCCAAGGACTGTTTAAAGTATTTACAGACCCAGAAGCTCAGGCTAAGCTAAACCCTATAACAAACAAACACTTACAAACCCCAGCAACTGTTCAACACTTGTATCAGATGATAAATGACTATGACCATCAGGTGATTGACGAGGCTGTGCAACTACGTAGATTTATAACTAACAAGTTAATAGAAGACACAGGTCACACCGATGCGCGTCATAGACTAAGAGCTTTAGAACTGCTTGGTAAAATATCAGATGTAGGTTTGTTTAGCGAGAAAACAGAAATCAATGTTAACCATAACTCTCCTGAAGATTTAGAAGACCAGATTAAATCTAAAATATACAAACTGCTAGGTGAACAAAAAACAATAGACACTTCTTTTGAAACAATAGAAGAAGAACTAGGCGAGATAAAAGAAGAACCTGATGACGAAGTTAAATAAGTGAACTTAGATATACCTGGATTGAGCGACGCTGAATTACAACTCGCTTTAAAGCAGTTAACTTCGTTACCTAAACACGAACAGTTAGAGCTTAACACGATGTTAACTCAGTTAGAAAAGATTAAAGGGACAGAAAAAGCGCAAAACACATTCCTTGACTTTATAAATCACGTGTACACAGGTTACAAAGTAGGAGCACACCACGCTAAGCTGGCTAAAATATTTGAAGATATAGCCAACGGTAAAAAGAAACGGGTCATTGTTAACATCGCACCTCGTCATGGTAAGTCAGAACTTATATCTTACCTAGCCCCGGCCTGGTTTTTGGGCAAACACCCAGACAAAAAAGTAATTATGGCTTCACATACGGCAGACTTAGCTGTTAACTTTGGTCGAAGAGTAAGGAACTTGGTAGGTTCTGATAAATATAAAGAAGTCTTTCCTGATGTGGAGCTACAATCTGATAGTAAATCAGCTTCTCGATGGGGAACTAACTATGATGGTGAGTATTTTGCTATTGGTGTTGGTGGCGCTTTGGCAGGAAGGGGCGCAGATTTGTTTATTATTGATGACCCTCACTCTGAGCAAGACGCTAAACTAGGAAAACCTGAAGTTTTTCTACCCGCATGGGAGTGGTTTCAGTCTGGACCTATACAAAGGTTGATGCCAGGAGGCGCAATCATAGTGGTTATGACAAGATGGTCTAAACTAGACCTCACAGGGCAGATAGTTAACCAGATGATGAAGAATGATGATGTAGATGACTGGGAAGTTGTTGAATTCCCTGCTATTTTAGAAGATAAACATGGTGAGCCTCAAGCCCTGTGGCCTGAATTTTGGCCCTTAGAAGAGCTAGAAAGCAAAAAAGCGGCAATTGATGTAAGATACTGGAACGCACAGTATATGCAGAACCCGACTTCTGAAGAAGGAGCGTTAATAAAACGAGAATGGTGGAATATATGGGAAGAAGAAGACCCACCCGCGTGTGAGTTTACTATAATGACACTAGATGCTGCTCAAGAAAAGAATAATAGAGCCGATTACAACGCATTAACAACATGGGGCGTATTTTTTAACGAAGAAACAAATAACTACGCTATAATACTACTTAATGCGATTAAAAAAAGATTAGAATTTCCAGAATTAAAGCAATTATGTATTGAAGAATATAACGACTGGCAACCAGACGCTTTTATTGTAGAGAAAAAATCGAATGGTGCAGCGCTTTACCAAGAATTTAGAAGAATGGGGATTCCAGTGGGTGAGTTCACTCCAGGGAAAGGCCAAGACAAAATAAGTCGGGTAAATGCAGTATCAGATTTGTTTAGCGGGGGTGTAGTATGGGCTCCCGATAGACGATGGGCACATGAAGTAATAGAAGAATGTAATGATTTTCCAAGTGGAGCTAATGATGACTTAGTTGACTCCACAACTTTAGCTTTAGCACGGTTTAGGCAGGGCGGATTTATACGCTTGCCAAGTGATGAAGAAGATGATATACAGATGTTCAGAGGAAACAAAAGTAAAAGATTATATGCACTATAATACAAGGAAAAACTTATGAAGGGTGTTAAACATTATACAAAAGACGGGAAAGAACATAAGGGCTCATCTCATAAGATGGCTGATGGCACACTACACACAAATAAAGCTCATACCAAAACATCAAAAAAATTAGTACATTTTAAAGACTTATCACAAGCAGCAAAAAAAAGAGCTAAGGGATAAAATTATGGCAGACGTAGATAAAGGATTATACGCAGCTCCGGTTGGAATAGACGAAGCGGCAATGGAAGAACAAGCGATTGAAATAGAGATAGAAGACCCTGAAAAAATCACTATTGGTATTGGTGATTCTGAAATAATAATTGACCCTGATGCTATGGAAGATGATGAGTTTAATGCTAACTTAGCTGAAGAGTTGTCAGAAAAATATATGGCTGAGCTATCAAGTGATTTACTTGAAGACTTTAGTAACGATGTTAACTCAAGAAAAGACTGGCTAGAAACTTATGTTGATGGCTTAGAACTATTAGGACTTAAAATAGAACAAAGGTCCGAACCGTGGGAAGGCGCATGTGCTGTCTATCACCCACTACTCTCCGAAGCACTTGTTAAATTCCAAGCTGAAACAATGATGGAAACTTTCCCTGCTGCAGGCCCAGTGAAGACTTCTATTATTGGTAAAGAGACTGAAGAATGTATTGAAGCATCTCAACGTGTTCAAGAAAATATGAATTATCAACTCATGGATAAAATGCCAGAGTATAGACCTGAACATGAAAGAATGTTATGGGGTTTAGGATTAGCAGGTAATGCGTTTAAAAAAGTTTATTATGACCCAGCACTAGAAAGACAAGTATCTATTTTTGTTCCAGCTGAAGATATGGTTGTACCTTATGGTGCATCTAATCTAGAAACAGCTGAACGTATTACTCATGTTATGCGTAAGACAGAACAAGAAATTCATACTCTACAACATATGGGTTTTTACCGAGACATAGAACTTGGTGAACCAGCTTATGACTTAGACGAAGTAGAGAAAAAAATAGCAGAACAAATGGGTTTTGATGCTACTAATGATGACCGATATAAAATATTAGAAATGAATGTTAACCTTGACTTAGAAGGTTATGAAGATGAAGAC